TTTTGTCTTGACATATTCATCCTTGCTGATGCTAATACAGATTGAAAGTCATCAAAAGCACCCATACCACTATCTGGTGTATCTGCAAGTGTATCTAATACTGCATTTTGAAAACGTCTGTCATTACTTGCATTATTTAAAAATCCTACTAGGTCATTTACAGAACCTCTAGCCAAATAGTTCTGCATACCATTTCGCATCATTTCATCAAACTTAGGCCAACGGTTTCTTGCTAAATCGTAATCTGAATTAAATTCTTTTTCTGGTGGTGTCGATATTGTTTTTTCTGCATCTTCAGGTCCGCCTAATCTGCCACCAATGTAATCATTGTCTCTAAAATAATTTCCACCACTTACAGTATAATTTTTTTGTATATATTCTTTGGATTTTTGTACAGCATCTAACCACCTTTCTATACTTACACCATCTGCGGCAAAGTTACCTTGGGTGTTTTCATCATACATATTATATGTTTTCTTTAACAGTTCTGCACCTTGGTTATTTACACCAAGTTCTATACCTAAATGATCTGCTAGATTTATCCAATCAGTTTCAGCACCTATTTTTGCTGAATGCTCTTTTGTGTAGCCTTCTACATCAGCCGCTTTTATTATGCTATTTTTGTTAGGGCCTATTTCAATACCTGTATCACCGTCTAATACTCTTTTAAGTATGTTATCTAATGCTACTTGGAAACTGCCAAAACTACTTATTTTGTCTTTCATTTCTTTGGCAACTAACCCTTTCATTTGTTCCGGGTACACACTCCAATCAAATGCGTTAAAACGTTTTTCTTCAGCATCATCATTGATGTTTTCCCAACTCATACTGCTACTTCTGTTAAGTGGTTCGCCACTTCTTGGATTTTCTGTTTCATTATCTGGAACTAAATCTTGTACACCGTCCATGCCTTTTCTACTGTCGCCTTTGTGTGTGATTGCAATGCCAATTTCTTTTAATTTTTGATATACATCACCGTCACCCTGTATTAATGTTTTATCTGCTATCCTTTCACCAGTTAATTCTCTCCAGGAAATTCCATACGTTTGTTTAAATTTGCTGAGTATTTTATTATAACCAGTTCTTCTCCAAGAATGATAATAGTTTTTATTTTTTTCAAATGTATCAATAAGTTCTAAACCGTTTGTGGCATCTTCGGCATCACCAAAATGACTTGCGGCAATTACATAAACCTTGCCTGTGTTTAGTTCTTCATTAAAATGTTCTAAATGATTTTCCAAGTATGCCTCTCTATCATTGTAGTCTTCATCTGTGATAGTGTCAAAAAATTCTTTATCTATGTATACCCAACTGTGTGATGGTATATTAAATTTAGTTTTTTCAGAGCCTCTGATATTCTTTTCAAAATCTTTGTTGCGTTTGTCCAGTTGATTTTTATTTTTAATTTCGGATTTTAAATCTAGGAAACCTTCCTTTTGGAAAATTTTATCAAATCCTGTTAAGAATTTTTTAATTGCCGCAAATCTTTCCTTAATTAATGCTTTTATTTCTGATGATTCATAATTACCAGGATCACGTGATTTTGCTTTGTACAATTCAGATAAATTAATCTGGCTAAAGACTAAGTCATCATATGATTTTGGAAAATTCCACGTGTCCTGATCAGGTTCAGACATTTTTGTTAAATCATCTAAAATGTCGTTCCATTTACTTAGTCGGTCATCGTGGTCGCTGAAATTACTTATTCCTAAGAAATTTCTACCATCTTCATCATTGTCTTTTAATCCAAGTTCATTTTGAAAGTCTACAGGCTTCAATGCAGTTATAAAGTCTTGTCCAATTGATTTTAATTGCTTTACTATGCTTTGATATTTTTCTTTGTCCTCAGTTTGTAAATCTTGCAAATGATCCATACGATCTCTCATTCGCTGTATCATTCTCATCTGTGCGACATTTTCATAGTTGTCATCACTTCTTATATTGATATGATGATCTGGACTTGTAGGATGTTCATATCCACTATATGGTTCTAGGAAGGATAGTAATTCTTTAACAGCACCAGGAGTTGTTATTTTTCCTGCCTTTAATAAACCACTACTTCCGTAAGACCCACTTTTCATATATCTAGCAAATTCGTTTTCTTGCCTTGTTTTAAATACCTGTCTTAAATCATCTTGTACTTGATCTGTATCTTTGTAGGGAGATACTTTTACTAATAATTCTATAAATTTATTTAATTTAATATTATCTTTTTTATCATCAGACATTGCAAACTGCCAGGACTTTTTAAGTATGGCATCTACTTCTTGTGGCGTTAGGAAGGTTGGTTTTTTTATAATGTCTTGTTTAAATAAACTTTGTACACCTTTTTCTAATCTTACTATGTTCTCTTTGTCAGTACCATTAAAGTTTAAGTCATCCATACTTTGGATGGCAATTTTTTCTAAAGTTTTACTGTTTAATTTTATTTTGTTAGCATATTCTCTGAATATTCTTATGCTTTTTGCATTAGGCATTCCTCTCGCTTTATTGTCAGCAATATCTCTTGCAAGAAGTGTTACTGCCCTACCAAACATTTCCTGAGATCTTTTTAATGCCGCTGGTGCTCTTTTGCTGGGTGCTATTGCGTCTGGTTGTATATAGCCTCTGATTGGCTCTCCCTCTTCAACTTCAACAATATCCATCTTGTCGCCTGTGCCTTTTTCATAATCTTTGACACTCTGTTTCCATTTTTTATCAGCATCTGGATCACTTAATTCTTCATATTCATTAAAATAATTAACAGAATTATTTAAAAATCTTATAACATCAAAATAATCTTTTTTACCAACTATTTCTTTTGCAGAATCTATCACAGGATGATTATGAACCTCTAGTTCTTTTGTCTTTTCAGGGTCTATCTCTTGGCTCTTACGGATTAATCTAAACAAAGCATTTATATAATCTGTTCTAAACGCATCTTCATCATAACCTGCGTTCATAATGGTTGCATATCTTACAACTGATTTAACAACTTTTTCATACATTGTGTTGTAGTCAGCACCACCCATTATTCTAAATTCTATTAATTCATTTTCGCTATCATTATCTTTTTGGTTTTTAAAATGAATACTTGAAAACTTTTCTCTGCTAATGCCTTTTTCTAATTCTTTTTGTAACGTTAAGAAACTGTCTTTATTTCCACGTTTCATATCTTCTGCATGTTTTAATAAATTTTGATATTGACTTTTTGTATAACTGTTTCTACGTCTTCCCCATTGTGCTAATAAGTATTCGTCACCTAATAACAATGCCATTTTTAATTTGTTTGGTTCTAGTCCTCCTAATTCTGCATCTCCATCTCTAGATCCGTTCCAACTCATTGTTACATGTAAACCTGTGGTATTATTAGTGCCGAAGTTATCTTCGCTCCAGTTAAAAAGACTTCTCATTTCTTCCAGCATTTTTCTAGGAGAACTATATACTGGTGATATTAATTCTGCGGCCGCACCTTCATCGGGATCTATACTGCTGTCAGTTTCTACTGCCCATGAAGTTGTTGTATAAGTGTCTCCGTAATCTCCTGATTCTGGGTACTCATCAAAACTACTATGTTGTTTTATCCAACCATTATACAATTCATCAGCAACATCTGACACACCACTTCCGCCTCTGCTATAGTCGTATCCATACTCATCAAGGAAACTGCTCATATAACTGTATGTGTCATATATCCAGTCTTCCATACTGTAGTCGCTTTCAGCGGCTTCTCTGGCCTCATCATTTAAATCATATTCTTCTCTGACTGCAAGGTCAAGCCATTCTAAATATTCGTCTTCGTATTCTTCTTCTACATATTCTCTAACCCAGTTCATGTATTCCCAACCATCTTCCTCACGGTTTTCGTATTCTTGTGGGTCTGCTTCTTCAAAATCTTTTTTGTATATTTCGATTGCTTCTGAACTTGGGCCACTACTGCTGTCTATAAAGTCGTTCAACCATTCTTCATCTTCTTTGACTTCTTGGACTTTATCACTCACTAAGTCGTCCAAATATTCTGATTGTCCTTTATCATATAACCAATCTTGATAATCTTCGTATGCTTGATCTGGTAAATCACCATATTCGTATTCGATATCACTGATGCTCATATCATCTACATCAGAAGAACCTGAACCATCTACACTATAAAAAAATGTTTCTGCTTCAAAGCCACACTTTACTGGCATATCTAAGGCTTCTGATGCAATTTCTTTTTTATTAAAATTTATTTCAAAAAGTTTTGGATCTGCTTCTTTTAATCTTTTCTTGGATAACTTTTTAATTTTTCCTTTAAGTTTTCTAATTTGGAATTTTTTACCTTTCTTTTTGGCTAATTTTTTTAATTTGCCTTCTTGTACTTCTGGGTAAGATACATCTGCATCTTTATCAAAAACCACAGGCTCATTATTTTTATCTAATGCGATAACTACATCTTCTTTATCGTTAGGTAGTGACGTTCTTTTACCTGCAGGTGAAACAATCTTTAATTCATTACCCTTTTCATCAGGAAAGACAAAATCTTTTTTTAAGTCACCTGCTTTAGATGTAGTCATAGATAAATCTTTAGGTTGTATTGTTTTATTAGATGATGGTTTTCTTACTATAGAAGTACTTGGTTTTTTCAAAGATGAAGAACTAGGCTTGTTTACAATACTTCCGGACTTTTGATTTCCAACAGATGTAGAGGGTCCTGAAGTCATACCGTATTCTTTTAATAAAGATTCTATTGTCCTTACATCTTTAAATTTCATTATCTTCTTCTAACTGGCTTATTTAAAGTTTTTAATCTTTTAGATGCTGGATTAGTTCTTTTAGTTCTTCTTGCCTTAAAGGCTAATCTTCTACCCATACCTGCTTTTGTTCTTTTTAATGTAAGCCTTTTCTTCATATCTATTGGCTTACTACATTGGGCCGCATTTGCTACAACTCTTCCTTTACGTCTACCAGATGTACAACGAACTGCACGTTTAACAGTATTTCCCATTCGGCGCCATACCATTCTACCTTCTGTAATTTCTACATCTGTAAATTCGTCTATTCTCATAATATTTTCATTAACAGTCCTACTACTGTTGTCATTAAGGTTGTGAAGGTTAAACCAACAATAGCGATTATCCAACTTTCTAATTTGTCTAATCTTCCTTTTGTAGTTTCTTTAAATTCTCTTAATTCGGAGGTAATGCTTTCTATACGAAGCATGTCAGCAATTATGTGAGCCTCTATGTTACCGCTTTCAACATAAGGTTTAGTTGCTATTTCTGTTTTTGGCTTTTTAGGCATTTTTTATCCTATAATAAATCTTGTTTAGTAAATTCCATATTGACTGAACTTTTTGTATCTATTGTTCCATCATTTAATACAATTCCGTCCAATTCATCTTTAAGCAAATCTATAGTATGAGCTCCTTCTCTTTCAAATGCAAATTTAAAAATCCAACCTGCACCTGTAAGGCTTGGTGCTCCGTAATTTTCTAATAAATTTGCACCTATACCATTTAATGCAACTGGATTATTCATAACCACTGGTTGTGCTCTTAATCCTATTACTTGCACTATGCTTTCAAAATCTTTCTGTGTATTGTCATTAAAATCACCTGTTCTTGTGATATTTAATGTCGTAAACAATGTGTAGTATTCTATATTACTCGATAGTACTTCACTACTACCCATTGCACCACTTCTTATTAAACTCATGTGTGTCTCCTTGTATATTACTATTTATCGACTTTTAATTTTCTGAAGTCAAAAAAATCCCCACATAAAGTGGGGATTAAATATTATCGTTTGTTGTTACGTTTGATTAACCACCAAATGTTGCGATTAATGTTGCGCCTGTAATAGATGGTGTTGCACCTGCACCTTGTAGTGCAATGTGTGAACCTGAAGTTAAACCTTCAACGCCTACAACTACAAAACCTTCGTTTTGTGCTTCTAAACATGCCGCTTCAACTGTTACTGCTGTTACGTCATCAACTTCTAAAATATCTGTACGTGGACCTAGACCGTTACTTGCTCTAACTGCCGCGTTTGGATTTGCTTGTGCCATTATATTCTCCTATGTATTTTGAGCCGTTTGGCTCTCTTACTTTTATTTATCAACTTTTAGTCAAAAAAAATCCCCACATAGTGAGGATTTTTAATATTCTGTTAAATTTAGAATGATGTATCGCCGATCACGTAACCTGCAATGTCACCGTTTGCTAAATTATCAGCACCTTCAACAATTAAGTTTACTGTATCACCTGATACACTACCAACTTTAAGAACTGAAAGGTTTAAGTTTTGAGCTGAACTAACTAATTGTGTTAAATCAGAAGCACTAATGTTTCCTGATTGTTGTTGGAATGACTTTAAAAATACGTCTTTACCAATAAACTCACCAGCCGCCGCCGCTCTTCTATCTGATTGTGCCATTTTATTCTCCTTTATGAAGTCTTTTAACTTCTATATGTACTTATTTATCTTTTTCTAGAATATTTTATGTTACTAGGATCGAATAATTTAGATAAATTTGAACCTACACTTACACCCGATCTAAATCCTTTACCTAATCCTTGATCTATTATGGGCAAATAGGCTTGTAATTCTTGAGGTAATTGGTCTCTTGCAACTTTAACATACTGATTACCATAAAACTTATCACTATATTTTTTGTATTTCTCTATTTTTTCTTTGCTAAGTTTTTCAACTCCTAGATCGTCATCTTTAATTTTATCAAGAGCCGCCTTTGCTAAAATTTCTGCTTCTTGCTGAGCACTATCTATAGAAGTATGTTTAGCACTATTTCTTGTTTGTTGAAAATAATATGCAGTTAATCTTCCCATAGGAGTATTTGTAGCAATCAAAGATTGATAAACCTGACTTGCTTCTGCTTGATCTATTTCTTCTCTGATAATTTCTTTTATTTTCATTTTTTTAATGTTCTTACTATTTTACTGATAACCATTTTTATTGCAGTGAAGTATGCCCAACCATATCCATAAAAAATATGGAAAGTGTGATTCTTTTCTATTGCAGATTTAGGGCCAAACTTTTTAGTCCAGTTATCTACATACTCGCCTTTATATCTTAATACTGCGTGAGATACTTTCCATTTACTTGGACCCACTAAACAGATACCTGCTTGATGAGTAATAAGCATCCACCACATTTTTAAATGGCTTTCACCACATAGTCTGTAAAGAATTGATAGAGCATAGTCTTCGCAATCACCTACATACTTACCTTCTGCATTTGGAGAATAGATAATTTTCCATGCATCGGCCATACCATATTGTTCTTTGTCTTTTCTGTATTTCCATTTTTTATTAAACGAATCTACTATTGCATCTTTTTGTATTTTGTTCATTTTTGTCTCTGCCTTCCACTTGCCCAGTATCCTGCTATTGCTCCAATACCTGTACCGTACTTCTTATATTTATCAATATTTTTTCCTGTTTTTTGTGCAATCTTCTTACCTGCATACCTGCCTGCGGCCGCACCAGCAACTGCACCGGCAACTCTTTTTGCTGTACTTGGTTTTTCCTTATCAGTAACAATATATTTTTTATATCTTGTCATTGTGCTCAATGGGCTTACCATTTCACTGCCTTTTGCAATTCGTCTATATTCTTGAAGTATAGATGTAACTACTAATTGTCTGGCTGTATATTTTAAGTTGCCCCAATCACTAACAAGTCTTCTCCATTTTTTATATCTGGAGTCGCTAATTTTGAGTTGTGATTCTAATCTCATAAAAAAAGAATACATTTCACTGTTTCTATCTTTACCACTACTAATCTTAGACATATTTAACCAATGTTGTCTATTATTAAATTGTAGGGATTTTAAAAATCTTTTACTTTCGATATTATTTTTTAATTTAATATTTTTATTTTCTGGATCATTAACATGATATGCTAATAAAAATAAATCAGTTGCATGACTTCTGAATAAAATATAAGGGCCATACTGAGTAGATTGCTTTAAATAAGATCTTGCAAAACTTTCCTGCTTACTATCTTTAGTCATCATCCATGTAGATAGTGTTGTTAAATATAATAAATTTGCTACTTCTCTGCCTGTTAAATTTCTAAAATTATTTGATGTCCTAAACAGTCTTGCTTCAGATATTTCTTGATCAATTAGTTTAAAATTAAATTTGTTTTCTGGCATGCTCATTTTCCAGGTGCTCCTGTTCCGAAGTTCAGTCTGCTAAACTCCAGTCTATCTACTAGTTTTAATGCATTACCTATTCTGTCAACTGCAACAAACCCTTCTTCGCCTGTTACTTCATATCCGTTTTCAGTTTCCTTAAATGTAGGTAACTGTCTAATTGTTTCTAACTTTTTAATTATGTTTACTTTAGATTGTATTATCTTTAAATACAGATCATATACGCTCACTATCCCAGGAACGTGTTCTTTAATAAACTTTACACCTTGTACTAATTTTTCTGTCATTTCGTCCTGTTTAGCCTGTGTTTTATAACCGTCTATTTTCTTTTGCATAAAATCTATATACTTTTGTACAAACCCCTGTGCAAACTTAGTGGGCTCATCAAATGCTCCTGCTCTAATATTATTATTTACATGGGCCTTTAGTTGTTGTAGGAAATCTTTACCTATTAAATCATTACCTTTTTCTAACCAAGCAAATGTTTCTGAATCTATACTTTTTAAATAACTATCTGCTTGTTTTATAGAATTTATAATATTATCACTTTCTTCTTGTGTAAGTGTCACTGTTCCACTAAAATCTTTTATTAATGCATCTCTATGCCAAACTTTATTACTATTACCAAGTACACTACTGTCAAAACCAAATTTAGCAGTTGTATCGGCTAACGTAGGCCCTCCTACATACTCTGTATGCCAAACAATTCCTATTTCTGCACTAGAAATTTCTTTTGCTAGGTCACTGTTTGTGGGTACTGCATACACTATGGTATTTGGTTTAAAAACAATACATTCCTCCCCGTCAACATCTACAGTTTTCAAATCACTTTTAGAAAAAAGCATATCTCCTTGAGCAACTGTATTCCAGTTCAAACTATTTAAAGTTTTTAATGCAAGTTTTAATTTATTTTGTAACTCTTCAGCAGGATGATTCTCCTCAATGTCTTTTTCTGTAAAATTTAATTTGGGTTTTTGTGCAAATACACCTTTGGTGCCTACAAAAAATTTTCCTGATTGAGGATCTTTGCCTGCAATAATGGCTGGTGCACCGTCCCATTTTGTTGTCATGCTGACTGGAGTTTTGGAACTTCCTTCTAGCATCTCATGTAGACTAAACAAATAATTTATTGCTTCTTTGGCGCCTTGGTATCCTTTGTTAAAAATATTGTCTTCCAAATGCTCTAAATGAGTATTTTTATTTTCTGCTTCTAGTATAATTTCCTTAAGGAAACTATTTGAGATTTCGACAAATTTCATTTTTAACCCTGAACTTTTTGTACACGATCAATAGGTTTTGTAAATATCACACCTGTTTTAGATTTGATTAAAAGTTTTCCTTGCGGTACCTCTGTTGCTCCGCCTTCTGAAGGTATTCCTGCTGGATAAGAATCTCCTGCAACTGCTATTACAGGACCTTGTACTAAGTCACCTTTTTTAATATTTTTATTATTTTTTTCAGCATTCCATTGTACCATGTCGCCAACATTAATAATTTGTGTTTTTCTTTTATTACCAAGACCTCTAATTAATCTTTGTAACCCATCACCTATCACACCTGATATTTTTCCTAGGAGTGATGCATTTGGATCAGCTCTACTTGCAACACCAAGAGGTCCTCCTATCAAATTATTAATAGTACCTTTGACAGTCTTCCAGGCTCCAGGACTTAATTGGTTTACTCCATCTGGTTCATACCCTTGTGTTGCCATAAGAACCATATGTGCTTCGCTATTTTGAGGGATTGCTTGTCCGTCAGATTTTCTTAACCAAATATTATTGTTAAGATCATAAACAAATTTTTCATTACCTAAGGTAACTTCTTTACCGTGTTTTATAGGTACAGGATTACCAGGTAAATTGACGTCTTTTTCTTTAACTACAATTTCATTTATTAGCATTGTCAATTTCCCTTTGTGATTCTTTGATAACCTTACCAATACCTCGGGAGAATTTTTTAATATCTTTTGCTTTAATGCTGTTAATTAATCTGTTTTTAAGATCTTTAGCAGTTTGTTCATCATAATGTGTTTCAATCTGTTCTATAAGATTAATAGCACTATTGATGACATGCTCTCCCCTATTTGAGACCACATGATTCCTATCTCTATCAACAGAAATTTGATTTAGTTCTTCTAATATACTGCGAGTTTTACGCATGTCGTCTCCATAAAATATGTATAATGCTATTTATCATTATAAATCATTCTTTTTCAGGAACTCTCGCATGTTCATCGCTTGGCCTATAGTATCTTTCTGTTCTGGCTCATCTGCTTTAATTGTATTACTACGTTTTAGTTGATCTACTAGGCTTGAAGTTGTGATTGTATCAGCATCTTCATCTCCGTCTTGTAAATCTTCTATTCTAAGTGTATCAGGATCAAATCTTAAATCTACTTTGGTGCCTACACCACTACTAGAACGTGTTTTCATAAACTGTATTTGATATCTACCTTTTTCTCGCATAGCATTACTTGTAAAAATACCTACAACATTATCTGCTGTTTGTATTTTACTGATACCACCTGCTATATGATGATGATCAAATTCTATTTCTTCTACTGCGCCTCTGTTTAACTGTGAAGCCGTTACAAATAGTAAGTCTCTTTCTACTGCTAGGTTACGCAACTCTTCAGATACATATTTGTCCTTAATAAACAAATCACTGCCACTTACTTTTGCACTAATAGGCATCATCAAATCCAAATAATCCACAAGTAAACAATCTACTTTCTCACCACAGGATATTTCATATTCTCGCAAAAATACTCTGATATCATTTGCATTAACACCGTTAGGCATTTGTTTAACTCTTAATTTACCAGCACCTTTGGCTTTCATACGCACTTTCAAATCTACATCATCCATATTACGCATCACTTCTTTTGTGCCATAACCAGATACCATACTATCTAATCTCATACTAATAAGTTGTTCACTAAGCTCTAAACTAATGTAAACAACGTTAAATCCTGCTAATGCCCAATTGACTGCAAAATTTTGTAAAAACAAACTTTTACCTGCACCAGAACCACCAGCAAAGATTGTCATCTCTCCTCTGTTCAGGCCACCATAAAGTTTGTGATCTATACCCTTCCAACCTGTACTAATTGCCCCTGCTTGATCTTTGATCCATTGTAATCTTTCTTTGGGATTTTCAAAATATTCTAAACCCAAGTCTTTAACCAAACCAACTTGACTTGCATCTTTAATCTTATTTTCAACTGTGCCATAGTCTTGATTTTCTAATAAGTCTGTGCTTTCTATAATTGCTTTTTCTAATGCTTTGTGTCTGCAAAAAGTTTCAAATTCATTCATAAACCATTCATGATGATCAGGAGTTACATTTGGAATAGGCTCTAATTGTACTCCTGCAACTGCACTTACTTGTTCAGGAGTAGGAATAGAATTGTGCTCAGTGCTATGACTTATAAATAAATCAACTGCTTTCCTATACTTTAAATTAAAGTACACCGGGTTGACTATATTCTGACACCTTGCAAATAAGTCTGAATCGCTCAACAAAAACCTTAAAAAAAGTTCTTGTGTTTCTTCATTATATGTTTTTATATCTGCCATATCTTTTCTATCTCACTTCTTATATATCTTGCAACTAGTTTATGACCCTGTTTGTCTGGATGACTATCACTAGTGCTAATGATGTTATTACCTGCAATTATGCTTATAGGCTTAATAAAATTTCCTGGAACAACAATATTTACATTATTTTCATGTGGCATACATCTAGAACTCATTCCTGTAATCAAATATTTGACATCATTTTGATTAAAATATGCTATTGCCGTATTTAAAAGATTAAATGTTTCTTGTTCTACAGTTTTTATTGTTCTATGTAATAAAGAATGTTGTATAAATGTTTTAACCTTTCTATTTAATTCTTCCTGATCTATATCACTTCTATTATATGATATATCATCTAAAACAACATGATCTTTACACATTCCTATCCATGTATCAAATTCTGCATCATACCATTCATCTCTAAACCAATCAGATAATTGTATTACAAAAAATGTATCATGATAAGCATTATTTTCTATGTAGTTTATAGTTCTTCTTAAAATTCTTTTATTACTACTACCTATCCAACTTTCGTTTATCACATCAAAGTCTTCCATAAAATCAGGCCATGCCAATTTATTTTCTAATGTATTACCATAACTAAAACTACAACCGTTTACATATAATTTCATACTAATGTCCTACATGTACTCCAAACAAATATCCCAAAAAGAAAACTATTGGTCCTAATATTAATAAGTCTACAATCCAATGTAATGCTATAGACATAGTAACAATTTCCTTCCAATGTAGTCTACAAATATTTTTCCAATGTTGAAACTTTTCGTTCATACCATTTTAGCTCTAACTTTAATCTTTAATTCATTATCTACAGCATTTCTAATAATACTGTCCACTGTAGCAAGTCTGCCATATTTAATAACTGCATCAGCGGCATCTTTACAATCTGCATGCCAAGGCGGGAAACTTACTTCCCACCCTAGTTCAGCGGCCTGCAACATCAATTCTGTACCAGCCTCATCTCTGTCAGGACATATAATAATTCTTTTGCCCAATTTTTCTATTAGGTGTGCCTGTTCAGGCCCTACACTATTTCCTTGTATTGCTATACCATCTATCATTATAGCATCAAAGACGCCTTCTGTCACTATAACAATTTCTCTTTTACTGTCTGCAAATCTATCTATATTAAAAACATATCCAGACGGCATATTATGTAAGTATTTAGGTGTAGTCTTATCAGGAGGATTTATATGTCTTCCTGTCCAACCAACTAATTCATTATTATAAGTAAAGGGGACTACTAATCTTTGCTTGTACAGAGGTTCATTAAAGAACATTAAAGGGTAGAGACCATCTATGCCTCTGTCTATAGCATATTTTTTTACAGGATGATCTATATCTAAATCATCTAAACTTATAACTGATTCTGGAAGTCGTACTGTATCAAACTTTTGCAAATTATATACATAATCAGTTTCTTGTTCAGTTTCTAATATTTCTGCATATTTTAAAATTTCTATTTGGACCTTATGTATTTCTTCTGCTGTCGCACCTAACTTGTCAGCAAGATCTTTATATTTCTTACCTAATGTAGGGTTAGGTTCCCAACCAGTAGTAAAGCCACAATTAAAACAATTATAGGATATTTTTGCTCCTGTTGTAATGAGACCGCCGCGTTTTCTTTTATCAGTACACATAGGACAGTCCATAGTCCTCCAGCCACTAGGTGTTTTGCTTGTCTTAATAGGCAAATGATCTAATAAGAGCCTGTGTACTTGCTCAACAAGAATATCGATATCCATAGTATTATTATACAGGATATTAAGTGATTTGTCAATTAATTTCTAATGTGAACTTGCGAAATATTTCCACTACTAGGTGTGTGAATTAAACGAATCCAATTACTGTTTACCTGATAGTTTTTATTTATTATATTGCTTTCTGATGTTAAAGTCAATGTTTCTAAGTCAAACCAATCTATACTAGCATCGTCGTTCTCAGGAGTACCTTCTACACAACTGCCTTGTACTGTAATGTTTCCAGTATAAGCATCAGGATAAATGGCAATAGTGTGCAAAGCAGTTTGAAAATTTCTATCTTGATTACCACTAAAGGCCGAAGAAACAAATATATTTGCAGAGTCACCGGCATCTACACTTGCTGTTTGAGTAAAAGTGTTTCCTACTTGTGTTTCTACTGGCTCCATACCTAACTGATCGGTAATTTCTATATCAAATTTTACTGCATTATTTTGATTTGTAAAAACCGGATGTTCTATTCCATCTTGATCTGTTCTTGATACATACATTGTGTACATGCCTGCATCTACACTTTGCAAATCAGAATTTTCTAATGTAAGTTTTACTTTACCTACATCACTTGTATGTTCTAAAAGTCTATAAAATACTCTTCTTTTTGTTGAAGGATTTATTAATGTAGCCATTAAAACATCAGAAAAAACATTTTGTAATTTTCTATCCCTGTCCCT